CTAAAGTATACCCAAACTACTGCAAAAGGAGGTCTTAACTATTGAGATCCATAGACGAACCAGAACGAAACACCCCAAGAAGAAGACCTCCGGCCACAACCCCCGAAGCGAGAGAAAATCAGTTAATTGATTTAGCCATAGGTCTTGTCGAAAAACGACTAATTAAGGGCACGGCCTCCTCCCAAGAGGTCACACACTTTTTAAAACTCGGGTCCACCAAAGATCGACTTGAGAAAGAGATTCTTGAGAAGCAGAAAGATCTGATTACGGCAAAGACTGAGTCAATCCAATCGGCCAAACGCATTGAAGAACTATACAAGGACGCTATGAAGGCGTTTAGCACTTACTCTGGAAATCGAAGAGGCGACGAAGATGATTAAAACCTACAGAGAACTTCATAGCCTTCGATCTTTTGAAGATAGGTTTGAGTACCTCAAGATTGGGGGCATCGTTGGTCGAGAAACTTTTGGTTTTGAACGTTATCTCAATCAGGAATTCTACCGGTCAAGAGAATGGAAACAATGTCGCAATAATATTATTGTTCGTGACAACGGGTGTGACCTTGCAATTCCTGGTCGAGAAGTCTTTGGCCGACTCATTATCCATCACATCAATCCAATTACAATTGACGACATTGAACTTGGCAGAGACTCCATCTTCAATCCCGACAATCTGATATGCACATCTCACAACACAAGTAACGCCATTCATTACGGAGATGCTTCGCTACTTATCACACTTCCAAAAGAACGCCGGAAAGGGGATACCCAGTTATGGAAAGCATATTAACTACAACCAAAAAACTTCTCGGCATCGAAGAGGAAGATACGAGTTTTGACAAAGATTTAATCATCTTTATAAACTCGGTATTGTTCAATCTTAATCAACTTGCAATTGGCCCAGCAGAAGGATTTGCAATTGCCGATAAGGCCGACACGTGGGCAGATTTTATCGGGACAAGAAAAGATCTAGAGGCAGTCAAGTCATATACATATCTTAAGGCTCGCTTAACCTTTGATCCGCCGCAATCTGGTTTTCTGGTTGATGCCATTAACAAACAGATAACCGAACTTGAATGGAGACTAAACGTCCAAGCTGAAGGAGGCATCTAAAATGTCCGATCAACACAAATTCTACCTTATTGACAACGAGAACATTGGAGCGTATATCCTTGATAAAACCGCAGACAGTAAATTGGTCGTAATCGACCGTAAAGTCAACCCTCCGCAAGTAGCGACTTTTGACCTTGGCGAGAACGGAGATGTTAAGCAATCAATTAGCCAATTGAATGCGCTAAAGCTCTCACCGGTCGGCTTTAGGGACACCAGCCCTTTACAAAACGGCAGAAGCAGCACAAACCAAACGGGTACAACACGTTACCGATTAAATCAGCAAATTAATTGCCAAGATTTAGTTTTGGTTTACGCGAATTATTATGCAGTAACAGACCATCCAGTTGCAAATACTAACTCGATAAGTGTGAAAGCTTCAATCGAGATCAACGGCACATTATTCCCTGTGTTTTTTAGCGGAAAGAGAACGGTTACAATCGAGGGTGGAGGCGCTATAGCGTCTGATCCTGTTGGCGTTATTATCAACACAACAGATACCGTATATGTAAGAACATATTTTGACGCTGGAGCTAGCGGATATATTCCTCAGAATGCCGCGTTTATAACCTACGCAAAAATATCAGCGTCAGACGGCGCAACATACGGCTCTGATTTAACGGACAGCGGTTCAGTGACAGATAAGGCTTCGGGTATGGGTTTTGCTCCAAGGGCAGTAGTTGCGCTGTCAAAAGGTATTATTAAAGCAGTTTTGCTTGTCGGTGACAGTATCATTGACGGGACAGGCGATAGCATACAGATGAGTTTAGCCAACTCAGGATTTGCGGCAAGAAAACTATATTCAAGCAAAATCGGGTCAATAAAAATATCAACGCCCGGAGAAAACACGCTTTTATTTTTAACAAATCTGGCTGTTCGTACAGCGTTTTTAAAATACTGTAATACCGCAATATGGAATGGCGGAATAAACGATGTCACGGGTGGTGTGCCATTAGCAACAATCCAAGGACGACTTCAAACCGGATGGAAATATCTATCATCTTATGGGATGACGGTTTGTCATACAACAATTACCCCGACAACAACTTCAACAGATCTGTGGTTAACAACGGCGAATCAAACAGTTGGAGCTTATGAAAGCGTGCGCCTTGCTTTAAATGCATGGTTAAGAGACACGTCGCCAAACGGGGCTGTTGCGCAGAGTAACGGTTGTCTTAATGGAGTATTTGACGTTGCGGCGCTTGTAGAAACATCCGGTAAATGGACAGTCCCGTCGTCAGCAGCGTTTAGCGGAACAGTACAGAGTGCAGATGTGCAATCGATAACCGACGCAACGATCAACCCTGGTGTAACAAATCTTGATGTAAATGGCATTGTTAGAATAACGGGAGGTACTGGTTCAGGACAAAGCCGAAAAATAGCGCAAAACGATTACAATAGCGGTAAAACAATCTATATTACGCCGAACTGGACAACGACACCAGATAATACGTCAACCTATGAAATTTGGATTACGCCAACACAGGACGGTACGCATCCAACTCCAAGCAATCACGTATTAATGTCGGCTGCTGTTAACATTTAATGAGGAACGTATAGAACTTTAGGCACCAAAATCTATGAATACGAAGAATAGAAATAACCCATAGTTTAGTGTTGATAATCTCTTCAATTGTTGTAAAATACAAGATAGGAGGGAATGATATGGGTAAAGAAAAACATCCGGCCGGAAAATGCATTTTCTGTGGTGGACCTGGGATGACTAAGCAACATGTATTTCCGAATTGGTTAAACACTGTTTTACCGTTATCAGAAAATTCACATACGCAATTGTTAAACAATGTATCTTTTGACATGGGTGGAAATGCTATTGTCAGCACTGATGTTAATGTGCAGCAAGGGCATCGACGGACAAGAAAAATGAGAAATGTATGTTCAAGATGCAATAATGTCTGGATGAGCAATATAGAAAATGCGTGCAAGCCTTTGCTGACAAAGTTATTTAGTGGAGAGAATTATGTTATATCTAATACAAAGGAACCGAATGGAAAGACCGTTACCGTCACTCCGGAGTGTCTTTATACCCACTTGAACAAAGAGGAAATAAAAACCTTAAGCGAAATGCTCAATCTACGGTAATGGTATATGGAGATTTATTCATTAATGCAATTAGTTCAACAGAATATAGTTTAATGGAAATATATGAATTCGGAGAATCAATAAACAGTAAACTGCAAGTTATTTGGCCGGAAACGCAGTCTGTAGTAAACTGGCCAACCGAAGAAACATTAACTGATGATGATGTTGAGCTGATATCGCATTTTTTCTTAACCCATTTTCAATAAATTCGCAATCAGAAAGATCGACATTGTGCCGGTCTTTTTGATTTATCACAGATAAACCAATTTAACCATTACCTAACCAAACCTTAAAAAGGAGGAATTAAAATGGCTAGTGCCAATAAATCTACAACCATCAAAGATGCAACCGATCAGGAACTCGACGCGATACTTGTCCGTCTAAGAAAAGAGAACGACGCCCAAGACTTAATCGGCTCACTTGTCCGTAAGAGTACTCCAACCGACAATAGTCTCGGATATTACAATCAATCTGCTCCAATCAGTACAGAGAAACCCATTGAATCTTTGTACCACTCCGACGCCGTTGAAAACACGCTTCAACATTTTGGGATTTCTGGAATGAGATGGGGTGCTAGACGCGGGTCTACCCCCAGTGGCCCATCCGCCGGAGCAAAAGGTGAAAAAAGTGCACCCTCCGAAGACCACGTAAAATCCAGAGAGTTAAAATCCAAAGGCGCCAGCAAACTGTCGACAAAGGATCTCCAAACTTTAACTCAACGGATGCAACTTGAGAAGCAACTCAGAGACCTCAACCGTGCCGACATGACCAAAGGAATGGATCATGTAAAGGCACTTACGGCCGCGGGGACCACTCTTGTTACTTTGTACGGAATCTCAAAAACACCTTTCGGAAAAGATGCAATCAGTGCCATTAAGGGTGCACTATCATCTAGGGTCATGCAAGTAGCTTATAAGAAGGCTATGGGAGGATAACCTTATGGGCCTATCAAACACGGCAACTCCTAAGTATTATTCTCAGTTCCGCGACGATGTGCTACGAGGAAATATTCCCGTGTGCAAAGAAATTTCGATGGAGATGAATCGCATAGACGACCTAGTCGCAAACCGAGGGGTCTACTATGACGAGGATGCCGTTGAAGGTTTTGTCGAGTACTGCGAGTGCGAACTGACTCTTACTGATGGCGCCGATTTGATACTCCTTGACTCCTTCAAACTCTGGGCTGAACAAATCTTTGGTTGGTATTACTTCGTTGAACGAAGTGTATATGAGCCAGATCCGGATGGTCGTGGAGGAAAATACGTCCGTAAGATGATAAAGAAGCGCCTCATTAACAAGCAATACTTGATCGTCGCTCGTGGCGGAGCCAAATCGATGTATGCTTCTTGCATACAAAACTATTTCCTCAACATAGACACCTCGACCACCCATCAAATTACCACTGCCCCAACAATGAAGCAAGCCGATGAGGTTATGTCTCCCCTGCGTACGTCCATTACGCGAGCCCGTGGGCCGCTGTTTAAGTTTCTCACAGAAGGTTCCCTGCAAAACACCACGGGGTCTAAATCTAATCGTGTAAAGTTGGCATCAACTAAAAAGGGAATTGAAAACTTCTTAACCGGCTCCCTCCTTGAGGTTCGGCCAATGTCAATTGATAAACTGCAAGGCCTCAGACCAAAGATTTCCACGGTTGATGAGTGGCTTTCTGGCGATATTCGAGAAGATGTTGTCGGGGCAATCGAGCAAGGTGCCTCCAAGTTAGATGACTACCTCATAATAGCTATAAGTTCTGAGGGAACCGTCCGTAACAGTTCGGGCGACACAATTAAAATGGAACTCATGAGCATTCTTAGAGGAGACTACCCAAACCCATACGTCTCCATTTGGTATTACCGACTCGACGACATTCAAGAGGTTTCCAACCCAGCAATGTGGATTAAAGCAAACCCTAATATTGGTAAAACGGTTTCCTATGATGTCTATCAAAAAGACGTTGAGCGTGCTGAAAATGCTCCTGCCACTCGCAACGATATTTTAGCAAAACGATTTGGCATTCCAATGGAAGGGTACACCTATTTCTTCACCTATGAGGAGACGATTCCTCACCGCAGAAGAAGCGGAGATTTCTGGGCCATGCCTTGTGCGCTGGGCGCTGACCTTTCACAGGGAGACGACTTCTGTGCCTTTACTTTTATGTTCCCACTACCTGGCGGAAGCTTTGGAATTAAGACTCGGTGCTATATTTCATCTTTAACGCTCAAGAAACTCCCAGGAGCAATGCGAGCCAAGTACGACCAGTTTCTTACCGAAGGTTCCTTGATGGTTCTCGAGTGCACGGTGCTCGACATGATGGATGTCTATGACGATCTTGATAAATTCATAACCGATTGTGAATATGACGTCCGTTGCTTTGGATTTGACCCGTACAACGCTAAAGAATTTGTCACTCGTTGGGAAAATGAGAACGGACCCTTTGGCATTGAGAAGGTTATCCAAGGTGTTAAAACCGAATCCGTGCCTCTTGGGGAACTTAAGACATTTTCTGAACAGCGCATGCTTCTCTTTGATCAAGAATTAATGTCGTTTGCCATGGGTAATGCGATTACTTTAGAAGACACAAATGGTAATCGCAAACTTCTAAAGAAACGTTATGATCAAAAGATTGACAGCGTTTCGGCCCTTATGGACGCATGGATAGCGTACAAACTTAACAAAGAGGCTTTCGAATAACCAAAACAAAACAATTAAAAGGAGATTTAAAATGAATGCTTTAACCATTAGCGAGAAAAAGGTACTCAATAATCTGTCTCAGGTTCTTGATTGGGACGTTAAACTCGGGGATAAACTTGCTGAAATTATCGGCACAAGTTGCGAGACCGGAACTCCGGTAAACGCAGTTTCCGCCAACAAGATCCTCACTTTAACAGGGGTCGTCATTGACGGCGAGACTGTCACGGTAAACAATCCGGCAGTTGCTGGCACAGACGTTTACGAGTTTGTGACCGACGCCGCCAAATCCAAAACGGTCCCCACAAATATCGCCGTCGATATTGCTGCCAACGCCACAAAGGCGTCCTGTGTTTTAACCATGGACCCCCAACCGACATCCGGCGACACTGTCACAATCGGCGCAAAGACTTACATATTCGTTCCGGTTGGAACAGCAAATGCTGTCGGTGAAGTTTCGATCGGAGCCGATTTGGCTGGCGCTAAGACGGCCCTTGTTGCGGCCATTAACGGTACAGACGGGGTAAATTCCCCACATCCGTTAGTTAGTGCCGGAGCCTTTGCCGCAAATGCCTGCACAATTACGGCATTAATCGGCGGAACCGTTGGTAACGTTATCGGCACCACAGAAACCTTTACTGCCGTGACAAATATCTTTGCCGCCGTAACACTTACCTCTGGTGCAAATTGCTCGGCCGCCAACGCTATTATTGCGCTGATTGCCGCCACTGTTGCGCACGACACACAAGGCGTAACTGGGTCTGCTGGCGCCGGAACAACTCTTGTACTAACAGCCGATGTCGCTGGTGCTATCGGAAATGCTGTTATTATCGGAAAAGTAATGGCTAATGCTACGTTCGCCGGTGGGGCAACACTCTTAAGTGGCGGAATTGACGGTACCGTGGCCATCGGGACAAAATTCCTTATGGACGCGTCATATCTATATGTGTGTCTCAATGGCAATACAACGGCGGATGCGAATTGGCGCCGGATTTCTGTTGGGGTCGCCTATTAATACTTTTAAAAGAAGGTGAGCCGATTGCCAGAACCCATGAGCAACCGATTAAAGCACGCTTGGAATGCGTTTAGGAGTCGTGACCCCACGGAAGTCGCAAAAGAGTATCAAGAGAGTGGCTACGGCTCCTATGCTCGACAAGATCGCGTCCGAATGCACGTAACCAACGAACGATCAATTATCATTTCGGTATATAACCGTATTGCGCTTGACGTTTCCGCGGTTAGCATCCAGCATGTTCGCCTTGACCAAAATGGTAGATTCTCAGAGGGAATTACTTCCGGAATTAATAACATCCTAACCTCAGAAGCCAATCTGGACCAAACAAGTCGTGGTTTTATACAAGATATTGTGATGTCTATGTTTGACGAGGGTGTTGTGGCAGTTGTTCCGGTTGACACAACCAATAATCCTAGGACCGGAGCCTTTGATATTCAAACCATGCGTGCTGGTCGTATTACATCCTGGTATCCAAAACATGTCCGAGTTCGGTTATACAACGAAAACACCGGCCTTCAAGAGGAATTACTCCTCCCTAAAAGCACGGTTGCAATTATTGAGAATCCGTTATATTCGGTCATGAATGAACCCAATGGCACGTTGAAACGACTTCTTAGGAAGTTGTCACTACTGGATGCGATCGACGAACAGAGCGGGGCCGGAAAACTTGACCTAATCATTCAACTTCCATATGTCATTAAGACGGAGGCTCGAAAGAAACAGGCCGAGGAACGTCGTAAAGACATTGAGGTCCAGCTTTCAGGGTCCAAGTATGGAATCGCATATACCGATGGGACAGAACGCGTCACTCAGTTAAATCGTCCCGCCGAGAACAACCTCATGACACAAATCCAATACCTTACGAGTATGCTTTATAGCCAGTTAGGGTTAACGGAGGAAGTGTTTAACGGTAAAGCCGACGAGAAGACAATGCTGAACTATGACAATAGAACCGTTGTCCCAATTATCACTGCAATAATCGATGAATTCAAGCGAAAATTCCTAACAAAAACTGCCAGAAGTCAAAATCAATCAATCATGTACTTCAAAGATGCCTTTAAGCTTGTCCCGGCGAAAGATATGGCGGATATCGTAGACAAGTTTACTAGGAACGAGGTCCTATCATCAAACGAAGTAAGAGCAATCTTCGGGTATAAACCATCAAGCAATCCGTCGGCAGACGAACTTAGGAACAAGAACATAAATGCACCAATTGGCCCGCCAGCCGGAGATGCAAACAATTTGGAAGGAGAACCGACAAATGCCTAAAACCACTACATATGATTTTAGTGGATATGCCACTAAGAATGGTATTAAATGCACCGATGGACGTACAATCCTTAAAGATGCATTTAAACACCAGGACGGTCAGAAAGTTCCGTTGGTATGGGCCCATCTTCATACCGAGCCCGAAAATGTCCTCGGCCATGCAATTCTCGAAAATCGAGATGACGGAGTTTATTGTTACGGCAAGTTCAACAACAACAAAACCGGCCTGGAAGCCAAGGAATTGGTTAATAGCGGAGATATTTCCTCGCTGTCGATCTATGCCAATCAGCTCAAAGAGCAGGCAAAAAATGTTATGCATGGCGCTATTCGCGAGGTCAGTCTTGTTATGGCCGGCGCAAATCCCGAGGCAAAAATTGATTTTCTCAGCTTTGCTCATGGCGACGAGTTCGTCGAGGACAATACCGAGGCGCTCATTTACTTTAATCAGGAGCTTTCCCATGGTGAAGAGATCGTTGAAAAAGATAATACCCCGACAATTGACGAGGTGTTTGACACTTTCACCGACGATCAAAAAGCAGTTGTTGCAGCCATGGTCGCGCATGCTGCCGGGAAAGAAGAACCCGTCAAAGAGTCGGACGAAACCGACACAACGCTTGAGCATGCGGCCAACCAAACGGTCCAGGATGTCTTTGACACCTTCAACCCAGAGCAGCAGAAGGTAGTTTACTATCTTATTCAGTCTGCGTTGGACGGTGTAAGTTCTCCATCAGACCCCGCCCCAAGCGACGCAGCCACACATTCAAATATCGAAGAAAAAGGAGATTTAATCATGAAAGCAAACGTGTTTGACAAGGCCACTCAGGAGAACCCCAACAAGAACACCCTTAGCCATGATCAATTGATCGAGATTGTCCAGGACGCGGCCAAGAGACACATCTCTCTTAAAGACAGTTTCATCGAGCACACCGAGACATATGGTTTTAACCCGGTTGACGTCCTTTTCCCGGATGCAAAAGACGTCAATGGTGGCGCGCCGGTAACCATCCAGCGCAATAACACATGGGTCGGTAAAGTTCTCGCCAAAACAAAACACACGCCGTTCGCCAGAATCCGCACCCGCATTGCCGATATTACGGCTGACGATGCACGGGCCAAGGGTTATGTCACCGGTACCCTGAAGAAGGAAGAGGTCATTCCGCTTCTTAAGCGTTCGACCACGCCGACAACCATTTATAAGAAACAGAAACTCGATCGTGACGACATGGTTGACATCACCGACTTTGACGTTGTCATCTGGCTCAAGGCAGAGATGCGCGGCCAGCTTGACGAGGAAGTCGCACGTGCAGTCCTTATCAGTGACGGTCGCAGTGTTGCCGACGACGACAAGATCAATGAGCAAAACGTCCGTCCAATCGCAATGGATGATTCCAATGTCTTTATTCAGCGCGTTCAGGTCGAACACACAACCACAACCGACGAGATCATTGATGAGTTTATCCGTGCCCGGAAGTTCTACAAGGGTTCCGGCACTCCTGATCTCTACATCTCAACTGATCTTCTCACCGAGATGCTGCTCCTGAAGGATCAGTTCGGTCACCGTCTCTACAAGACAACCGAGGAACTTGCCTCTGTACTTCGCGTCGGCGAAATCATCGAGGTTGAACCCATGAACACCGCCGTTCGTACAGTCGGTGATGATGACTTTGCTATTCTCGGCATCGTTGTCAATCTTCAGGACTACACAATCGGCGCAGACAAGGGCGGTCAGATTGCAATGTTCGACGATTTTGACATCGACTACAACCAGTACAAATACCTGATCGAGACCCGCATCTCCGGAGCTCTGACAATGCCGAAGTCTGCTCTTGTCATCGAAAGAAAACCGGCAATCTAAGAACATAGGCTAAACTTCAAAATAGGAGGCTAATCATGGCAAAGTTTTACGGGCCAATTGGCTACATAACCGAACAGGTAGAGACGTCCCCTGGTGTATGGTCTGGGCAAGTCGTGGAACGATCTTATTCCGGGGATGTGATTAAGAACTCTACCGGAGTACAGGAAGGCGAGAGTCTTAATGATGATCTTACCGTCAACAATCGGTTGAGTATTGTGGCCGACCCGTATGCCTATACGAAGTTTCAATCCATGGCATATGTAAAATGGATGGGGGCGCTTTGGAAGATTGCTTCAGTAGAAGTCCTCCGCCCCCGTCTAATCTTAAGTATCGGAGGGAAGTACAATGGGCCAACGCCTCCAGTTACACCAGATCCTTAAGACTTTATTGGGATCTGATAACGTGTATTTTCAACCTCCTAGCACGGTTACGATGAAGTATCCCTGCATTGTGTATGAACGATATGAGACTGATACAACGTTCGCTGACAATCTACCGTACGCATACAAGATCCGCTATCAGGCAACAATTATCGACGCTGACCCCGACAGCACAATTCTGGATGCGCTTTCAAAACTGCCGATGTGCGTGTACACACGCCATTTTACGGCAGATAATCTCAACCACGACATATTCACCCTATATTATTAAGGAGGAACCAACATGAGTCAAATAGTTTGGGACGAAACTGGTAAACGGTTCTATGAGACCGGTGTCAATCACGGTGTTCTGTATCCGCAGAATGGTTCCGGGCTTTACCCGTTGGGTATCGCTTGGAACGGTCTTACCACCGTCACAGAAAGTCCTTCCGGGGCAGAGGCAAGCCCCATTTATGCGGACAACATCAAATATCTCAACATGATTTCTGCCGAAGAGTTCGGCGCGACAATCGAGGCGTATACATATCCAAGTGAGTTCGCATTGTGCGATGGGTCGGCGGCTCTTTCCGCTGGAGTTATGATCGGTCAACAGTCAAGATCCGCATTTGGTCTGTCTTACAGAACCACATTCGGCAATGATGTCGCCGGTGAAGCGTACGGTTACAAACTCCATATGATCTACGGCGCACTTGCGGCTCCTTCCGAGAAAGCCTACTCGACAATTAACGATTCTCCGGAAGCGATCACGTTCTCTTGGGCAGTTGCAACGACACCAGTGTCTGTCTCCGGGTTCAAACCGACGGCGTCGCTTGTCATTGACTCAACCAAGGTCGATTCCGCCAAACTTACAACGCTTGAGCATCTTCTATACGGTACTGCTGGCGCCGATCCACGTCTCCCGTTGCCGGACGAAATTGCAACCATCTTCGCCGATGCTGCTCCGTCTGCATTGGCAATGTCTACGATTCTTCCGGCTGATGCTGCTACTGCAGTTGCGGTTACCGCGAACATCGTCCTTACCTTCAACAACAAAATTGCTGAAGAGGGCATCGTTGTTACGTCCGCTGCCGGTGCAATTGTCGCTTTCGGAAAGTCATGGGATGCTACAGGCAAGATCCTCACAATTGATCCGACTACAAGTCTGTCTGCGGCAACCATGTACCTCGTGGCTGTCACCGGAGTTATTGACATCTACAATCAGACTTTGGCCCCCGCAATCAAGAAGTTCACAACCGCATAATAGCATAAATCCAATCTAATATATAGGTGGAGCCCTTTGACATTTGTTTAAGGGCTCCACGACTTTACTTTTAAAATTGAAAGGGAGATAATCACCATGCTTAAAAAGACTATTACATACACAGACTTTGATGGAGTTCAACAGACTGAAGATTTCTTCTTCAACCTTACCAAAGCCGAACTTACGGAGATGGATTTATGCTACTCCGGAGGCGTGGCGTCAATGATTGATAAGATCAACAAAACAAAAGACAATGCTATAATTGTCGAGGTATTCAAGGATCTTATCCGAAAGGCATATGGCGAGAAGAGTACTGACGGCCGGCATTTTATGAAAAACAAGGAAATTACAGATTCGTTTACCGCCACAGAAGCGTATAGCGAACTCTTTATGGAGTTTCTATCCGACGCAAATGCCGCGGCAGCATTTGTAAACGGGGTAATTCCTCAGGCGCCAAGCACCAAAAGTTCTATCCCCGCGCCGCTTAACTAAGTTTGAATAGGGAGGCCTTAGAGATGTTAAAGATCACGATACCTTCTATCGAGCAATACGATGAAGTCAACAATTTATTTGTGACGACAAAAGAACAAGTATTGCACTTGGAACACTCTCTGGTCTCCCTTTCAAAATGGGAGTCAACATGGTGTAAACCATTCCTATCGAAGGATGATAAAACATTGGACGAGTCGGTCGACTACATTCGATGTATGACCATTACTCAAAACGTCGACCCAAGTGTCTACAGAAACATTACACATGAAAATATTGCACAGGTTAGCAAATATATTGATGCTCCCATGACCGCCACAGTAATTACGAATGAAGAAAAGAAAGTGAACCGAGATGTCATAACTTCTGAAATAATTTATTACTGGATGGTCGCGATGACAATTCCTTTTGAATGTCAGAAGTGGCATCTTAACAGATTATTAACACTAATCAATGTGTGTAACATAAAAAACCAGCCGCCAAAAAAGAGAAGTAAACAAGAAATATATAGCAGAAATGCTATGCTGAATGAGTCTCGTAAACAAGCCTTAAACACAAACGGATAATTGCTGACATAAAGGAGACGATGAAAATGGTGCTTATTAAGTATAGTGGAGATTTTAAGAATACTGAAAACTTCCTTACTAAAGCCGCAAAAATGGATTGTATAAGAATCCTTGGCAAGTATGGCCGAGAAGGCGTCTCTGCACTTTCTTCAGCAACTCCAATTGGTTCAGGATTAACGTCTAGCTCCTGGGGGTATGAAGTATCTACTTCCGGAA